TTCTCTAGTTGTTCTACAGTTCTATCCAGATTGATGTTGATTTGTGTAGCATGCTCTGGAGCAAATAGACCGTGGAGCTTGCACAATGAATCGGTGATAACTTTCTCTTCTGTAGCTGTTGCAGATTTACGGTGCGCTTCTAAGTACATACTTGTCGCTGTTTGTTTATCAAACTTAATTTCTTCTTTGAATTCTTCGCGCATCTTAGCAACCATCTTCTGTACTGCTGGTTTCTTAAATACTTTATAAACATGCTCATTATCCCTATATCCAGCTGCGCGTCCCGCTGCAGCTTTCGACATGCCACGGAGATGAAAAAGGATGAGGCGTTCTTCTTGAACACTTAACTCATTAAGCTTGACATCGACATAGGGATAATGAGACTGAAGCTCGGCCCTTTCTTGTTCAAAATTTTGGTCTTTATCAGTCATTTTCTTTGAATTCTACTATATTTTTAGCCCACCAATAAAGCTCATCTTCTCTTAAAGTGTGTTTTAACATATTTGCTCTACTACAAACTAGTTGGATATTGGTGACTAAATACTCAATCTCTGGATTTATTCGATCAATAGAGGCATTCAAATCTTTTTTGCCACCACCATCTTTATGGTAAGTCATAAACAATCCAGTCAATGCACACCTACCTTCTTGCTTATCCCATAGTTCTAAAACATCTTCTAATTCAATATCCCAAACAACTTTAGATTTTTCTTTTTTAGTTCTTCCGTGTTTAAGTTGGCCAAAAAGGCGGGTTAGGTAATTCTGTGGTGTTGCACTAGCGGTCTTTCGTCGTAGCATATCAACGCAGGGTTTACACTTTTTTGAATAGACTGTGCCACGATCATTTCGGACTCCAAAATCCTCTAAAGGCAACTCCTTTTTGCAAGAAGTACATTTCCTCGTACTCATGCTTGCTAACTGTAGCATAAATTTTTGCTAGAAAATTTTTTTAGTAAAATTTTTTTCTATATCGCTCACGCAGGGACTCTAACTATCATCACTAGTCGGGCCCAACCCCGATTGCAGTTTGGAACCTTGTTTCGACAAAATGCCATCGCGGAACCTTGTTCTTAATTACCACCACACTTTGACTCAACTAATTCATAAACAATCAGAGATTGTTTATGTCATGTAATTTCATAAGTGAGAAAAGGATATTGGATTCTTTTCCATTAATTAATATACGGAGAGAACATTAATATGTTTAAAATCTTTAATATTAAAGCCCTGATAATGGCTGGTAAAAATGGAGCCCCTGATTGGTTCAAATTGCCTAGTCCTCAGGCTAGCGTCCCTACTAGAGATGCTAATGGGAGCATCGTGAGCTGGAGAAATATCTCCTTGCCTCTTGATGTATTCGGTCAAGTCGATAAAAACGGCAAAGACTATTTTAAGTTAAAGCCTAGAGACAAGTACGACATGGTCAAGCTTGTTGCTATTCTTAACGACCTTCCTGAAGGTTCCCATATAACCCTTCGTGGCTCATTTGACCCAGAAGAAAATGCAGTCGCTCCGATTAACCCCCAAGCTGAAGAGCAAGTAGAGTCATAGTATGGCTAAGCTCAATCTGAAAGCTTGGATTGACGGCATGAAAACAGGGATAGTGAAAACTGTCCCTGTTGCCAAAATTGCAACCCAAGTAGTAGCAGATGTTTCTGTGGACACTGCTATTCATTTAGGCGGACTTATTCAAGATGCATCCAAATCTGTAAAGACTAGGATTAATGACGCATCCGAAAAGGTTCAAAACAAAAACAGACTACAGTCCATTACCCCCGAGCAATTGGCGGTAATTAAGCAAATGCTGGTAAATGAGCATCAGGACAATAATCCGAACGCCTCAGTACAAGAGTCAATCGATTATGTAGCCCCTTACCTTGAGAAAATCCCTTCCCGAGAACAAATCCTTTCCAAATAACCCCCTAAGAAGGCTGGATGTACCCTCTACATCCAGTCTTTTTTTAAAAGTAAACTGAAGGGAATATGAGTGCTACTATCATCATCTCTGATTATTACTATCATCAGCTTGTCTGATGATGCCTGCTGGTTCACGTTTGGTTGCACATGGTTCACATGTCTGCACCCAAGGTGTACCGGGTGTACCACCAGTGTACCAGCTGTTTTTGTACCTTGCGGTACACCTGAAACTCCCACCCCTGTTGGGATTTTCGCTTTTGCCGAGTGTTTGTACCAGGTGTACCACAGGTTTTGCGTTAGCTTTAGTAGTGGACCGTGGACCGTGGTTATAGAATCTTGGTTAGATTCTTTAATTAACCGGTACAAATGGTACACCTGCCCTGGAAGGGCGCTAACGCAAGGCTTTCCGGTGTACCAGTACGCTTTTCGTTGCTGGTACACCTTTAGCGAAAGCTCAATAAACATAAGGCTTTGCGGTGTACCGGGGTGTACCACTAACAGCAGAAAAAATCAGAGATTTTTTCAGCCATGTAGAGTAGTAAACAAACAATTAATTAATAACAGTATTTAAGGAGTGAAACTATGGAAATACTAATATATGCAGTCCTTGGCTTTGGCTTAGGACTTTTTGGTGGCTGGCTTGCCAGCTTTAGAAAATGGAAAAGAATGATGCAATTCATAGATGACGAGACAGGTTTCCTGCTTGATCAGATAAGAGTGTTGCAGAATAATCAAATCAAGCTCAATGAAATCGCAGATGAACTTGGTGTTGATATAAGCCATAAACAACTTGAAGAAAGCTATTTATATGCTAGGGAGGACTAAATGTGTGACTTATGTGAGAGAGATGACTTGCCAACTGAAACTTGTGGTTTTGAACACGAGAATTCTATTCGATGTGAACTACATGAGTTTGAGTTGTGTACGGAATGTCTGAAAGACAGAGAGAAAAGTATTCAAGAATATAAAGATGCCTTTTGGCACGAACTTTAAGGAGAGAGATATGGAAATAACTAGAACAGCCAGCGGAGATACGCTTAATCTTAGCAAGCTATCTGTGTGGGGAGAGATTGAAATTCTGTCAGTCTCTTGGGATAAAGATGGCGATAGCATTTTGCTTAAGCTTTACAACTGGCACCTTGGTCTTAAGTACTCAGTTGCAAATGTCAGACTCTGGGAAGACGATTATCGAGAGTCTTGGGAGATAACGCTTGAGCCTTATACCGAAGATGTCGAAGTTATCTCTGGCTTGACGAGTGACGAAGTCATTCAAATGATAAGAGATGGTGCTTTTCAAGAATTTTTTAAACATGAACCACTGGGAGGAACTAATGGTTAATTTTGTACTAGTCAATCTTCGTCTTGAAGATAAAACAACTAAAACGCTTCGTACTTGTCACGAGTGTGGAGAACAGTTTCGTTCGCAACGCGTGCGTAAATATTGTTCGAAAAGATGTTCGTTAGAACAAAATCGAAGAAACAATATCAACCCATTTAGCAAGAGAAAGGTCACGGATAAAGTTGATCATTTGGAACGCCCAATAGACCCTGATTTTTACGGTCATGGTTGTGTTGGCGTTGCTGACTCACACAATCCATTTGATGTCTATGATTTGTCTGACGGTATGGCGAAAGAAGATATGTTATATGTGAATAGACAAATCTGGCTTGCAACAGAAGATATTGCAAAGCGTAAAAGGAGAAGTTCATGACTGAAGAAGAAAAAGCTGTGGCTAATTTTAGCAAGGCGTTTATGAAATACACTGGCTTAAACATCGGCGACGATGTGAAAGTCAGGGGACAATGTATCTATGGCACTATTGTGAAAATCATAGGAACTAAGTTCGTAGTTTATGAACCAGAGTTGTTCGGTAAGGTAGTAAGTCCTTATAGGAAGTATTCACCCGAGCAGTTAGAAAGAATTCAAGTTGACTCAAACGTATGAGCCAGCTGAATAGGTGCATTTGTGCAAACAAATGTGTTTTATTAATCACTTTATATATAAGGAGTTTATCAATATGAGTGAAATATTTGACCCTAGTGAGCAAGAAACTAAAGAGCTTGTTCCTGAAGTTAAGTCTGCTTCAAGTGACTACACTGAAGACACTAACGCAGATCCGGAAGGTGCTGAACAGCGTGCTGTGAAAGCATCTATACATATGCCTGATTGGTGGCACAAGAAATTTCGTCTTACAGACGATGGCAAACCTACTTTCAACCCCACGGTTGTTAATGGTGTCATGAATGTGTTTAAGGAGAAATTCGGCACTAATCCATTCTTTGCAGACATTGACCTAGGAAATGGTAAAACATTGACTGTCGATGAACAACAAGTCAAATGGAACGAGCAAGTGAACACAATTGTTCAAGGCTTTAGAGTTCTATTGGGCGTTGACCCTCAATCAACAGGCTTGAATGTGCTACAACTCACTACTAGAACTTGGTCAGAGTTCTGTAGTGTGTCTTACGAATATTCAGAGTCAATGTCGGCTATCAAAGACGATGAGATACCTGATTGGTTGATCGAGCGTGAACAAAAGATGCTTGACCTTGGTCGTAAGGCAAGAATGCTTACCCAAGCAATCGGAGCGTTAGACAATGAGTTTGGACTTAAAGATACAGTTATACAAGAGTATCGTGTCAAAACTGCTGTCGAGCAAAGAATGCAAAGACTTGCTGAATGGAATTTCAAACAGCAAGCTGATGCCAGTGGGAAAGTTGAGCGTGAACTTAACGCACAGACTACCTCTCACATGCGTGACATTCTGAGCAACGCATAACAAAAGTCCTAGCTAGCCTTATCCCTGTTTGAACGATACGTCCTAGCTAGGCACAGA